TGATGGACCCCAGGGGGGGGTGTGCACAAAAAATAGGCAACGGCCAGGCCCGCCAGAAAAAAAATTCCCCATGATCCGCTACAAGGCCTCGCCTACGCTCGCGCGCTTTCACCATTCGCCGGCGTTTGCGCGCGCCGTCGTCGGGCCGATAGGCTCGGGCAAGTCGAGCGGCTCGACTATGGAGCTCTGGCGCCTGGCGAATGATCCCGCGGGCGCGTGCGCCGACGGCGTAGTGCGCTCGCGCACCCTGATAGCGCGAAATTCCTACCGCGAGCTCCGCGATACCACGCTCGCCACGTTCCGCCACTGGATCCCCGAGGGAATCGGCGTTTTTTCGAGACAGGATTTCGCGCTCTCCGTGCGCTCGGGCCAGGTTGAGGCCGATTTCATCTTTCGATCTTTCGACACGCCCGAGGATGTACGCAAATTGCTCTCGCTCGAGCTCACGCACGCCTGGCTAAACGAGGCGCGCGAGCTCCCGCGGCCGATTTTCGACATGCTGACGGGCCGGCTCGGGCGCTTCCCGCCGGCGTCGCTCGGCGCGCGCGTCGAGCCGCGCGTGATCCTCGACTCGAATCCGAGCGACCGGCTCCATTGGCTCTACAAACTTTTCGCGGAGTCGCCGCCCGAGGGTTACGCGCTCTTTCTGCAACCCGACGGGCTCTCGGCCGAGGCCGAGAATATCGAAAATCTCCCGGCCGGCTACTACCGGCGCCTCGTCGCCGGCAAAAGCGAGGATTGGATCAACGTCTATGTGCGCGGCCTTTGGGGCTACGCGCGCGACGGCCTGGCCGTGCTCCCCGAGTTTAACGATAGGGTGCACGTCGCCCCGCGCGCGCTCGAGGCCGTCAAGGGCCGGCCGCTCGTCGTCGGCCTTGACTTCGGCCTGACGCCGGCCGCGGCAATCGTGCAGCAACGCACGGCCGGGGGCTACAACGTGCTCGCGGAAGTCACCACGGAGCGCGCCGGCGTTAAGCAATTCGTTCCGTTGCTCCGCGAGGCGATGCGCGCCTATCCGTGGTGCGAGGAGTGGAAAATTTGGGGCGACCCTGGGGGCGGCACTCGCTCGCAAAACGATATGCGCTCGTGTTTCGACGCGCTCGAGGGCGAGGGCATCGCCGCGTTGCCGGCGCCAGGTGGTAACGCCCAGGGCTACCGGCGCGAAACGATGGCGCGGCTCCTCGGGATGCTTTGCCTCGACGGCTACCCAGGGCTCTACGTGTCGCCGACGTGCAAGGTGCTGATAGTCGGCATGGGCGGCGCCTACCGCTATCGGCGCCTGAACGTCGCCGGCGTCGACGAGCGTTACACGGAAGCGCCCGAGAAAAATTCTTACTCGCACGTTTGCGAGGCGCTCGCCTACGCGCTTATCGGCGAGGGCGAGGGCTACGAGCTCCGGGGCGTGACAAAGGCGCTCCCGGTCGACTATTCGCGCAGCCGACGGGCCACGGCCGGCGCTCACTTTGGGAGCTAGAAACGATGGACCGGGAAGCCCTGCAAGAAGCCGTCATGTCGGAGCTCGCGCGCGCTAACGCCTGGGATCTCGAGCAATGGGAGCCCTCGCGCGTCGAGGGCGTGAAACTCTACGAGGGCAACTTGCCGGATCCGCCCGAGGATGCCGACTTGTCGGGGGTGATTTCGCCCGACGTCGGCGATATGGTCGAGGCGATCATCGCGCAAATGCAACCGGCCTTTTCCGGTATCTCGCCGATTACCTTTGAGCCGGCCGGCGCCGGCGACGAGGCCGCGGCCGACGCGGAAACATGGTTTGTTTACCGCGAGCTCTCGCGCAACGGCCAGGATTTCGTAGCGATCACGTCGGCGCTACGCGACGCGCTCGTTTGTCGGACGTGCGTTTTTAAGGTCTGGATCGACGAGCACAAGACCGTCGACACGCGCGACTACCGGGACGTCGACCCCGCGACGGCAAGCGCGTTGCTCGTGTCGCAGGATCCGACCGAATCGCGCGAGCTCCTCGGCGAGCTCGGGGAGCGCGGCGCCGACGGCAATTACAAGCATTTCAGGTGCCGGATTACAAAGACGCACCAACAACTCCGCGTCGAGGCCATCGCGCCCGAGGATTTCCGCAAGTGGAGCGATTGGCAATTCCCGACGTTGAGCGGTTGCCCGTTTGTCGCGGAGCGGCATCGCTACCAACGCGGCGAGCTCTTATCGCTCGGGGTGCCGGAAAGCCTGGCGCTACAGGTGCCGGCGCGTTTCTACGTCGGCGACATGACGCAAACGGCGCGACGCGCGCTCCCCGGCGCCGGCCTTAGCTCGACGGATCCCATGCTCGAGCCCGTCGTGATCTGGCGCGTATACATCCGGGCGGAATTCGAGCAAGGCGCCGAGGGCGAAACGTACACGGCGCTTTGGTCCGAGGCGGCCGTGAAGTCGAGCAAGGCGACGGCCGGCCCTGGGTTTTTCCTGACGGAGCCGAAAGAGGTTCCTTTCCACTGTTACTGCTCGGGGGTGGTGCTCCTCGAGTCGCACCGTTTCCTCGGCAAGAGCGCGGCCGACAAGCTACGGCAAACGCAATACAGCAAAAGCGAAGTGCTCCGCCAGTGGCTCGACAATCTCGCCTACCTCAACAACGGCCGCATTATCGCCGTGCAAGGCCTGGCGAACGCGCGGCAACTCGCCGACAACAACAAACCGGGGGGGATCCTCGACGCGAAGCAAAAAGACGCCGTGCAATACATCATCGGGCCGGATGCCTCGCAGTCGGCGCTCGCGGCGCTCAACTATCTCGACAAGGCGCGGAACGAAGCCGGCGGCGCCTCGCTCGACTTGCAAACGAGCGGCCAGGCCGGCGCCGACACCTGGCGCGGGACGGAGCGGCAATACACCGCGAAAGAGATGCTTTCGCAACTCATGCTCCGCACGTTCAGCGAGACAGGCCTCCGCGACGTCTATTTGCTCGCGCACCGCACGCTCCGCGAGTATTGCATCGGCAACCTGACGGGGAAATACCGCGGCGAGTGGATCCAGGCGCACCCCGGCCAGTGGCCCGAGCGCGAGCTCGCCGAGGTAACAGTAGGCGCCTCGGGATCCGCCATGACGGCACGCGTGCAATCGCTCACGGCGACGTTGCAAGAGCAACTCACGGCGCTACAACAAGGGCAATCGGGCGTGCTCGTCGATCTTCCCCAGGTGTACCAAACGCTCCTCGCCCTGGGCCGAGCTCGAGGCCTCGAGCAAATCGACCGGCTATGGATAGATCCGGCGAGCGCCGGCGCTCAAAACGCGCAACGGCAAAAGGCCCAGAGCGCCCAGGCTCAACAGATGGCCCAGGCTCAATTTATGGAAAAGATGGCCGCTATTCAGGTGGCGCTCACGGCCTGGGAAAAGCGCCTCGACGCGAGCGTTAAATACTTCGAGGCCGTGCTCAAGGCGGAAGTCGAGCAAATGAAGGTGCTAGGGCATTCGACAACGGAGCTCGAGCGGTTGCAACTCGAGGGGCTCGTCGCCGCGGCGACGCGCGCGCCGGCGCAATCGCCGGCCGAGGAGCAAGCCCTACGCCTGGCCGGCGCCGGCGGGGGCAACGGAGCGGCCGCGCCGGCGGCCGCGCCGGGGATGATGGACGGGGGCGAGGATGGCGACGCGGCCGCGCCGGAATAAGTACGCGGCGCCTGGCGCGCTCTACGAGGAGCCGGTTTTCCTCGAGGCGTGCCAATGGGCGCAAATCGCGCTCGAGACTGACGGGCTCGACGCCCTGGGTTATGTGCTCGAGCGCGAATTTTTCCAACAGTGGCGAGCGAGCGGCGAGGATGCCGCGACGCGCGCGCGAGTATGGGCGCAACTCGAGGGGGCGCGCGCCGTGCTCGAGCGGATCCGCGAGCTCGGCACTCCACCAATCAAGAGGCGGGGGTAATCCATGGATCAGAAAGAGCAACCGGCAGCGATGCCGGCGAAAGGGCCGGCGAGCTACACGCAAGCGGTTCAGGACGTCGGCGCGTTGTTGCGCGGGGAAAAACCGAAACGCCCGGATGCGGGCGACAAGGCGAAGGCCTCGAGCAACGGCGCCGGCGACGACAAAGCGCAAAGCGAGGGCGACGACGATGCACGGAACAAGGGTAACGGAGCGGATCCGGACAAAGGCGAAGCGCATGAGCGATTGGCACACGATACCGACGCCGGCGGCGAGGGCCGCGGCGACGGCGTACAGGATCCGGATAGAGAGCTCGAGCACGACGAGGAAAGCAAGGGCGAACGAATCGGCCAGGCAGAGCTCGCTAAGGCGCTTGGGGTGAAAGAGGGCGAGCTATTCGAGAATCTGTCAATCGACGTCGAGCAAACCGACGCCGACGGCAAGCGCACGCGCGGCGCCGTGTCCCTGGGCGAATTGCGCCGCGGCTACGTCGGCGCCGAGAAACTCCGGACCGAGCGCGAGGCCTTCGAGCAAGAGCGCGAAACCTCGAGCCTCGAAACCATGCAATCGCGGCGCTATTTCGAGCGAATCGCGCACTCGCTCGCGCCCTACTTGCCGCGGGATGTTATCGGAATCGTTCAACAGGATCAGGCCGCCCGCCTCGAGCGCGAGCGCGTGCTCATGTACGCGGCTATTCCTGAGTGGAAAGATGCGGCGAAACACGCCGCGGATCGTAAGGCGATGATCGACTATCTAAGGCCGTGGGGCTTTACGTCGTCGGACGTCGCAGCGATAGAGGATCATCGCGTTGCCCGTTTCGTGCGGGACATGATGCAAGGCGCGCGGCGCCTACGGGATGCCGAGGAGCGAAGCCGCAAAGCCAAACAAACAGGGGGCGCGAGCGCGGAACGGCCGACGCCGGCGGGCAATCGTCCGTCAGGCCTGGCCGTGCGCGTGCGCTCAATTATCGAACAAGGCAAGGCGGCGCCGACGGCCGCCGGCAAAATCGAGGCCGTTGCGTCGCTCCTCAGAGAGCACGCCGCGGGCGGGAGCCCGAGGCGGGAAAGGTGATTCGATCATGGCAGGGATTACAGCGGCAACGCTACTAGCGCAACCGTTCGGCGGCCTCATTAACGAGGACGTCATGCAACAGATTTGGGATATCTCGCATATCCCGCTACCGTTTCAGGATCTAATCGGCTCGGGCTCGCACGTCAACCCGTATGCCGAGTGGACACAGGACGCGCTACAGGCGCCGAACGTGTCGAATAGCAACGTCGACGGCGCCGACGTCGTTACCGACAACACGAACATGGGCAACCGCGTCGGGAACCAAACTCAGCAGAGCGTAAAGCGCGTGAAGGTGTCCGAGCGCGCGCAAGGCTCGGACGTGATCGGGCAGAGCAACGCGCTCGCGTATCAGGTGACAATGCGACAGCAAGAGCTCCGGCGCGACGTCGACGCGATCATGGTTTCGCAGCAAGCGAGCCAAGCCGATAACGGCACGTTGCCGGGATTGTCGGCGGGCCTGGGCGCCTGGCTCACGTCGCACACAAACAACGGGGCGACCGGCTCGAATGGCGGATTCAACACGTCGACGGGCATTGTCGCGGCGCCAGGCAACGGAACGAAACGCGCGCTTTCCGAGGCGGCCATTCGGGATCTGTGCCAGGCGATCTATCAGGACGGCGGCGACCCGACGGTTTGGCTCGCGCGGCCGGCCGTGGTGCGGAAGGTGAGCGAGTATCTATTCTCGACGACGGCGAAGGTTGCGACGTTGTTTACCGACGTCGGCCAGGAAAAAGGCCCGAGCGTTGCTAAGGGCTCCGTGAATGTCTTTGTAACCGACTTCGGGGTGACTCTCTCGCTCGTTCCGGACCGGCTCATGCAAACGACGGCCGCGGGCGCGTCGACGGCGTACATCATCACGCCGGCCTACCTGATGAAAAGCGACATGAAAGGGATCCGGACGGAGCCGCTCGCCAAGACCGGCACGGCCGACTCGAGGATGATGGTCGAGGATTGGACGCTAAAGGTGCTCGTCGAGAAAGCGCACGGCGCCTACAGGGATATCGACGAAACGGCGACCATGACGGCTTGACAATGGCATACGGGGGCGCGCACACTGGCGCCAACTCGTAAGCGATGGCGAACGGGGGCGCGACTGGCCGATGGGCCGGAAGTCTCGCCCCCGTTTTTTTTCGGGGGCGAGAAAGTGAAATTCTGGCGACACGTCGGCGAGTGGTGGCAGCGATGGCACTACGAGGGCGGCGTGCTCCGCGTCGACACGATGCAACATCCCGACGAGCGCGCGGCCGTAGTGAAGCAAGCGGCCGAGCTCCGCGCGATGCCGGGGAGCGTGCGCGATCTAACTTTCGGGCGTTGCGTGCTGACTATCCCGCTCGAGGATTACTACCGGCTGCTCCGCGAACGGCCGGCTCTCAACTCACAGGACCGCGACGAGCGCGTGCGCGCCTGGCGCGCGCTCCTCGCCTCGAGCGAGGTTGATGAGTTTCGCGTAGGCGCTCTAGTCCGGAGATATCACTAATGGGCCGACATAACGAGCTCGTGCGATGGTACGCCGGCGACCCGACGCAACGCTACGTCGTGCCGGGGAAAAAGCAAATCGTCGCGCTCGGGAAAAACACGTTGCACCCCTGGATCCCGTTAGCGACCAAGCTAACCCTGCCGGGCTCGCTGCCAGGCGCCGGGATTTCAACGCCGACGACGGCCGCAATCGACGCCGCGATGGCGACGAGTTGGGAGCAACGCTTTCATCTCGCTAATAACCATTGGCAGAGCCCGACGCAATCGCAAATGTTCGGCGGGAAGGTCATGCCCGGCTCGGGGCTTTCGGATTCGTCGTGGTATTTCACCTTTTTCCAGCCGACCGGCCAACTAGGAATGAACCAAATCAACACGGCGGGAACGAGCAACGCGCCGAGCTATACGCCGCCGGTATGGGTGAATGGTTCCGCGCACTGGCTTAAATTCACTTACGACCCCGCGACCGGGAAGGCAACGGGTTACTGGTCAGACGATAACGTGACCTATACGCAAATGGCGCAACAGACCTTCGCATTGCTCGGGACGCGCGTATCGACGCAACCGATTCGAGTCGGCGGCGTCAATGCCGCGGATTTTCGCTGCTGGGATGGATACATTCAGCGTTACGAATTTCGCTCGCCGATTGGCGGGGCAATCCTCGCCGGCTTCGACGCAAGCCTAGTGCCGGCGGGCGCGCTCTCGTGCACAGGGCTTAACGGGGAGACTTGGACACTCTACGGATCCGGAGCGGGGTTCTCATGAGCGGCAAAGCGAAAATTCTTTCACATAGCCCGAGGGGGCTAAACCTCGAGCCGTTGCTCGAGGATCCGCCGACTCTGCCGGCGTTGCCTCCCGACGCCGAGCTCGAGCTCGGCGTCGGCCAGGCCTCGCTCGAGCACGAGCAACGCGAGCACAAGCGCCGCGGGAAAAAGGTGCGCCAGTGAATGCGACCATGCTAAATCAGGTAGTCGCCTGGCTCCATAACGACAAGGGCCAGGCGCACACGGCGGAATTTTGGCAACTCGCCGCCGACCGTATCGCCGGCGACTTGGACGACGTAGACACGACGGCCGCGGGATGGGATGACACCAGCTCGGCCGCGGTTCCGTCGGTTTGGTTCTACGCGCTACTCCGCGAGGCGCGCATATGGGCCGAGGATTCCGAGGGCGCCAGCATCGCCGAGGATGCCTACCAACGCGCGCTCGCGCTCGCCAACTCGGGGCAACGCCGCGGCACGCCCGAGCAACTCTCGCGGCCCTACCAAATCGCCGAGCCCGATATCGACTAAGGGGCAACCATGGCACTCGAGGATCTAACCGGCCCGAGCAAGTATCTCTCGGCGCTCGTCGCTACAAACCCGACGCCCGACGATTTCCGCGACGAGGGCGACGATCACATACGCGGGATCAAAAACGTACTGCTCAACACCTTCGGGCCTATCGCCGGCCCGTTCGGCGGGACGGGGTACGTGCTCTTTCAGCAAACGCTAATCGGGATGATGAACTATTTTCTGCTCGTGCCGAATGGTTGGCTCGAGCTCAAGGCTCAGACTCTCGCGCTCCCGACCATGTACCCCGACCTTTGGGCTTGGGTGCAAGCGAATCCGAGCGCGCTACTCGTTCCCGAGGCGAGCTACAACGCGGGCTCGTCGGGTTTCTTCTGCTACCCGAGCGACAATCCGGCGAACGGGCTTAAGTTTCCCGATTTCCGCGGCGTCTTTCTCCGCGGCTTCGACGACGGCCGCGGCCTCGACTCCGGGCGCGGGCTCGGCGTTTATCAGGATTGGGCCGTGCCGGATCATTCGCACTCGCTCACGGATCCGACACACTCGCACTGGCTCACGTCCGACCATAAAAAGCCGGTCACAGACGGGGGAACCGGCGACCTTGGAATGCCGGGCTCGGGCGGGACAAATTCCCAGGTTTACAACGCGAGCGACCATGACGTGCCGACGACGACGGGAATAACGCTCGGGGGCATGACCGGACCGGCGGCCGGAAATGTGCTCGCCGCGGGCGCCGGCCAGGAAACGCGCCCGAAAAATCAGGCATTGCGCTTTTGCATTTTCGCGGGGCGCGCGAGCTAATGGGCGCGCTTCGCTCGCTGCAACTCTCGCCGCAGTCGATCAACCGCGACGCGCCGCCTACGCGCCTCGGCGTCGAGGGGCAAAGCGAATGGAGCTACGGGAAAAACGTGCGCTTTGTCGCCCAGGCCGGATACTCGGCCGCGGGCGAAGCGCCGACCTATTCGGGGCTCCCCTATATTGCGCTTTGGGCCAGGTGGGGAATTCAGCGGGGGGTTCCCGTCGTTTTCTACGTCGGGACTACGTACATCGGCTGCTATGACGGCGCGCACCATAACCTCACGCCGGCGGGATGGCATCGCGTCATGCGGCCCGAGGATGTTACCGGCATCGTGTTTAACGATTTCGCGGTAATCAACGCGCTCCCGAACGCGCCAATTTACATTCCGCTATCGCACGACGTCGCTAACCCGTTGCCGGGATGGGATGCGACTTGGACGTGCGCGGGGATTGCGTCGTTTAAATCGTTTCTCGTCGCCCTGGGCGCGATGACGCCTAACCCCGGCTTTCAGTATTCGACGGTGCGATGGAGCGCCTCGGCGGATCCCGGCACGCTCCCCGGCGAATGGGTAGCGACGCCGACAAACGACGCCGGCTTGCTCGAGGCGACGCAAACGCCAGGGCAACTAATCGCGGCGTGCGCCCTGGGCGACGATCAGCTCGCGCTCTACAAGGCCCAGGCCTGTTTCGCGCTCTCGTTTGTCGGCGGCCCGTATGTGAATGGGCTTCGGCTGCTAACGGGGATCCCCGGCGCGCTCGGGCCGCACGCCGTCTATTCACTCGGCCAGCAAAACCTAGTGCTCACCCTGGGCGACCTAGTGTTGCACAACGGCATACAACGTAAGTCGCTCCTCGAGGGGCGCGCGCGGAAATACCTTTTCAACACGATAGATCCGGCGTACTTCGCGCGCTGCTACATCGCCGAGGATCTCGAGCGCGAGGAAATAAACGTCGCCTATCCCGTTGTCGGCTCGAATGGCGCGCTCGTCGAGGCCTTGATTTGGAATCGGGAGAGCGACGAGATTAGCTTTCGGGATCTGACGCGCTCGAATTGCATTTTCGCCTCGCAAGTCGGGATCTACCGCGGCCTATGGAGCGACGCGAGCGAGGCGGAATCTTGGCAACTCGCCGTCGACAGGTGGAGCGATCAGGCCTCGAGCGGCTCGGGCCTGGCCGTGCTCTCGTGCGCGGCCGATAGCGCGCAATTTCTCGTGCTCGACGCCGGCACGACGATAGCCGGGATCCCCGCGGTTGCAACGCTCGAGCGCATGGGGATCCCGATGCTCCCCGACGGCCGGCGCGCGCTCTTAAAGCGCGTGCAGCCGCGCATTAACGGCCGCACTGGCGATACGGTGACGGTGCGAATCGGCGTGCATGACGCCGCCGGCGATGCCGTCGCCTGGGAGCCTGACCGGACCTTTACGATTGGCGTTAGCGATTGGCTCGACTGCATGAGCTCGGGGCGTTACGCCGCCGTGCACGTCGAGAGCGTGAATCCGTACAGCCTCGAGGGCTTCCGGCTCGACTTTTCCGAACAGGGGCGCGTATGAGATACACGCCGAACGCCGTTCCGGATTCGACCGTGCGCGCCGAGCTCGAGCGCATTTCGCACGCGCTCACGGCGCCAGGCGTCGACCGGCTCGAATTCAAGGTTTGGCACACGCTCCCCGGCAACTCACAGGACGGCTACGTGTATTGCCTGGCCGCGGGCCTCGCCGGCGTCGGCGCGCCGGCGGGCCTGTATCTCTTTCTCGGCGGCGCATGGACGCAACTCTAAACCGGGAGCACGTCGGCGTCGGCTTGATTGCGCCCGAGCACCTGGGCGAAGTATGGGAGCGCGTCGCTCCCTGGATCCGCCAGGCCTTCGACGCCTGTCCGCGTTTGCGGCCGAGCCTCGCCGCGGCGCGCTCGAGGTTGCGCCGGCGGCGATGGGGCTTGCTCGTCGGCGCTATTGGCGATCGGCTAGTTACCGCCGTCGTGCTCGAGTTTGTCGAGCTCCGCGGCGAGCGGATCCTCGCCGTTGTCGCCGCCGGCGGGGAGCGGGGCGAAACGCTCCGCTATACCGGCCCTGTCCTATGGCGCGCGATTCAGTTTATCGCGCGAGGCCTCGGCGCCGATTCGATACGCGTTACGGGCCGCCTCGGCTGGCTCCGATGGATCCGCGGCCGCGGCAAGGTGCGCGAGGTTTGCGTCGACTACGAAGTGCGGGGGTGAATCATGGGTTACGGATCTTTCGAGGGCAACGAGTCGCAAGGGACAGGCCGCACGAGCTCGCAGAGCACGCAAAACGTATGGGCGGCCCAGGCGCCTTACCTCGAGCAGCTCTACGGCCAGGGCGCAACGCTCGCGGGCGCGCCCGCCGTCGGGTTTGATCCGCACACGGCGAGCGCCTGGCAATCGGCGCTCTCGGGGCAAATCAACCCCGCAACCGGCCAGGTGATAAGCAACGCGACGCAGCAACTCGGGCTCGACTTTTCGCGGAACGTCATGCCGGCGCTACGCTCGAGCGCGATATCTTCGGGCGCGACCGGCGGCGACCGCGAGGGCATCGCGGAAGGCCTCGCCGCGGGCGACGTCGCGCGCCAGGCTCAGACGATGGGAACTAACCTATGGTCGAGCGCGATGGATCAGGCGAACCAAGCGCGCACGGCCGCGCTCGGAATGTCGCCGGCGCTCATGCAATTACAGGCCTCGCTCCCATGGTCGAACCTCAATCAATTCGCGCAAATCCTCGGCTCGCCTACGGTGCTCGGCACGAGCTCGAGCGCGGGCTCGACGGATCAGCAATCTAAGGGCATGAAAATGGCCGGCGGGGGGGCTTAACCATGTTCCCGCTACTCGCACTAGCTCCGCTCTTGATGGGCGGGGCGCGCTACATTCAGCAAGCCGACGCCGAGGATGCGGCCGAAAAAATAAAGGCCTGGCGCGGCTCGGCGCCGGGGCTCATGTATCCCGGCGGCCAGGGCGACGACGCGCAGCAAGGCCCGCCGGTTCAAACGCCAGGCTCGGGCCTGATGGCGGATCCGTCGGACCCGAATCGGCAACTCGAATTTATGAATAACCTCATGTCGCTTCGGCCGTCGCAACGCAACGCGGCCGTAAATGCTTTCGGGCCTATCATGGCGCGCGCCCAGGCCCAGGCCCAGGCCGGCGCCGAGCTCGGGCAACGGCGCGCGGAAGTCGAGCAACGCGGCGCGCAATTCCAGCAAGAGCAAGCCGGCATCGGCGAGCGGTTCCGCTCCGAGCAAGACCGGCTCGCTAAGGAATTCGACCAAAAGGTTAAACAGTTCGGCCAGGGCTACGCGCTCGACTGGATGCGCGCGCAAACGGAGCGGCTCAACGTGCTCTCGAGCATTGAGCAACGCCGCCTCGCCACGCAACAGGCGCTCGGCCTCGTGCCGTCAATCCAGGGGGATTACTTGCAGATTCCGACGGCCGGCGGCGCGCCGCGGCGCGTCCCGTTGCAAGGGACAAAGCCTTGGAACGAGGAGCGCGGCCATCAAGATAACCTCACGCAACTCTACGGCGACCTTAACGAGCTCACGCAATCGGTACAATCGAGCGGCCCGCGCTCGAGCGGCCCGACGGGCGCGCGCCAGGCCTTCGCGTATAACCGGCTCCTCGAGGGGCTCAACGCCCTGGGCGGGAGCTCGCGCTACTCGAAAGACAAGATGGACGAGCTCAAGAAAGCGGTTACGGAGCCGGGGGATTGGCACGCCGGCAAGTATCGCCGCACCGATTCCATGCTCGCCGGCTACGGCGCGCTCCGCGAGTTTCTACAGAATGAATTTACGAAGTCGCAAAACATCACGCAAGACTGGCCGGGATTCAACCCCGCGCCGCTCGAGCAACAGCCGAGCCTAAAGGCGACGCGCGGCGCGCGCCAGGTGCTCGCGGCGCCCCCGCCCCCGCGCGGGACGGTGCTACTCCCCGACTGAGAGGCCGCCATGCCGCGCGCGATCAACAAGGCAACGGGCGAAATTTTCGAGCTCCAGGGCGACCAATGGGTGCCGACTAACCGCGAGGAGCTCGCCGGGAAAATGGCGCTCGAGGGCATGACAAACGCCGGCGCGCTCGCCGTCGGCGCCGGCCGCGAGCTAACGGCGATGGGCCGCGGCGTGCGGAATCTCTACGCGAAAGTGACCGGCGACCAAGCGACACAGGATCAAATCGCCGAGCAAGAGCAACAAGAGGAGCGGCATTTTTCCGGCGCCTACGAGGGCTCGCACGGCGTAACCGCGGCCGCGTTGCAACTCGGGCGCGCGCTCCCGTACTTGTCGACGGCGCCGCTCGGCGTCGGCGCGACCGGCGTCCGAGGCCTCGCCTCGAGCATGGCCGTCGGCGGCGCGCTCGGCGGGGCGAAGTATTCCGGCGATCAGGGCGCCGACGCGATAACCGGCGCGCTCCTCGCCGGCGCCGGCTACGGCCTGGGAAGCCTGGCCGGCCGAACGGCGAATCTGATTCGCGGCCAGGGCGCGAGCGCGCGCGCGGCGATGATGGATCTAGGCGAGGCCTCGCTCGGCGGCCGCGCCGTGCGCGGCGCTCAGAAACTCGCCGAGGGCGTCGAGGCGCCAGGCCTCGCCGAAACGGCCGGGGATGTTTTGGGCAACGCCATACACCGGCCGCACGTCGCAATCGCGGCCGCGGCCCGCTACGCCGCGCTCACGGCCCTTAAAAACCGCGAGCTCGGCGACGCGCTCGTGCGCTTCGCCGGCGCCGGCGCCGGCCCAGGTGGACACCTGGGCGCGCAACTCGGCTACCAAGCGCCGGGGCTCATGCCGTGAAAAAAAACGCGCCAGGATGCGCCAGGCTCGACGATTGCGCCCCGGTCAGGGATCCCACTACCGGGGCAAACCCTCCTCCCCGCCCTGGGTTTTGGCCCTGTCTCGGGGCGCTCGCGTTTAGCGCGCTCGGGTGGGCGCTTATCGCCGGCGTGCTCGCGCTGCTCTACGTCGGGCTAACCGGCTGCACGATTTCGACGCCGCGTTGCATATGCGTGCTCGCGCGTTGCGATTGCCCGCCCTGCCCACCGATTGACAACGGCGAACGAGGCGCGCGGAATAAGGAGCTCGGCCAGATGTTCCCCATTGTTCCGCCAGGGGCGGGGCTCGCGCCCTTGCTCGTAGCGACTTTCCGGCTCGAGAGCCTACAGAGCTCGAGCACGGCCCTCCCCTGGGGAACGCCAGCAAACAACGGCCGAGCGTGAAACATCATTTCACCGTGCAGCGTGCGCTCCGCGACGGCGAGAAACTCGCCGCGCACTTCATCGTCGAAATAGATCCGGAGCGCCTCGTGCTCGTGAAAGGTCACAAGGCGATCAAGGCGCGCCGCGGCACGGCTAACTTTCATCGCGGCGCCGTTAAGATTATGGTTCTCGTTAAGCAAGAGCGCCGCGGCGAGCTCGAGCTCACTTCGGGCGAGGCCTCGCCTTTTCAAATCTTGCCCTGACTTGCTCGCCTCGAGCGAGCGCGCGGATTGCCGCGGCGATGTTTGCGCCTTGATGGCCCTCGAGCTCGAGGATATAGGCGGCGTGCTCGAGGCGCGTTAAGCGCGTGCGTTTCTCCGCGTCGACTTGCTCGCGGAGCTCGTGCAAGGGATCTAGGGCTTTGCGCCAGGTGTAGAGAATTGAGGCCGTTACGCCTAGCTTCTTAGCGACTTCGGCCGCCGGCGAGGTTTTCATTAGCTCGACGGCCTTTACTTGAAACTCGGGGGGGTAATTCTTTCCGTTGTTGCCTTTCTTTCGGCCTGGGATGGCCGCTAGTGGGAAGTCGCGCCTTGCTTTCGCCATGTTGTTAGCCCTCTGTGAATTGGACGGCGTGCAATCTTCTCGTGTATTGCCCGAGTAGTCGCCCTGTGCGGCAATCGTAGACTTCTATCGAGTGGCCTATTGGGCTCCATCGGCATTCGATCAACGCGCCCAGGTGCGCGCGCTTCGGGTCACTGTAGTATCTCCATTGGATGTTGCGACGGTGCACGGCATCCCATAGCCTGAACGGGCGCACGGCCTCGCCGCGGCTCTCTCTATTCCAGGTGTAGCGTTGCTCGTATTGCGCGACGTCGCGGCGAACGTGGAGCTCGCGCACCTTTGCTAGTGCCATGTCAACCCCCAGGGTTTCGTTACCCCCCGCGAGGCGGATTATGCGCGTTTCTTCCTGGCGCCGCACTCGCGGCGATGAACGGGGCTCGAGCGTGCGAAACCGCACGCGGGGCAGAGTCGGGCGGGGAGTGCGCGCCTCGAGGCGGCGCGCGCGAGGATGATATGCACTCGCTGACGGGTGCACCCCTCGGCGTCGGCTATCTCTTGCAGGGTTTTCCCGGCGTCGCGGAGTTTCTGGATCCGCGCGAGGCGCCGGCGGGCGTCGAGGATTACTTGAATTTGATCCATGCGGGGGCGATGCTAAGGGCGAGGCCTGGGGGGTGTCAACCCCCCAGGTTTACGGCTAGGCCTTGTTCACCTTGAGCGCGTGCTCGAGCACGCGCCGCCGGTCGGACTGTTTGAGCTCCGCAATCTCGGCGAGACAGCGGATAGCGTAGCGCCGCACGGCTTCTTTGTCGAAACTCGTGCGGCGCGTCCGGATCCCGAGGCGCTTACGTAGCTCGGGGGTGAGCTCGTCGACGTGCATCCGGGCTTTGCTCATGCGTCCCCCGAGTGATAGCTCCCGACGTGCTCGCGGATTGCGCTCCGGAGCTCGGCGAGGAGCTCGTTTCGTAGATCCCGAATCGCCCGTTGCAACTCAAAGTCGGCGTTACGCTCGGCCTCGCGTTGCGCGTTTGCGGCCGCGCGCTCGGCGATGCTCTCGGCTTCATAGTGACTGATCCCATCCATGTTACTAGCTCCCTTCAGGTTGAAAACCGCGGCCAGCATGACACGGCGAGCGGGGTTTGTCAACCCCCCCGGTTGACAAATTGAGCTCGGGCCAGGCCCGCGCGCTCGAGCTCGGCGGGGGTATACCCTCCCTAGTGGTGCGGCCTCGCGGGTATACCTTCTATTGTGTTAGCCGGGGGGGCGTGCTATGGTGGGTGCCGTTGTGCGATTCCCCCGTCGATTAACTCGCTCACTCCTGCACGGGGGATTACTTCCACTGGAAAAAAAACGCGCCGGGGTTTGCCGCCCCGGCGCGTCGTATTTCTTACTTCGGATTGGGATCCGATGCCATCCTATCATAGCGGCCAGGCCGCGTACACTACCTCTCTAACGTCGCTTCGGCTCCTCGAGGCCATGGCCCGAGCCGCGGGCTTGCATAACATCCCCTGGGGGGAGCGAACGCGGGAGCTCTACACCCCGCGCACCGTCCGCGGGATCCGGCAAGAGATATGGGCGAGCCGCGCCAGGTGCGCCCGCCAAACGGTAAGCCGGCTCAGTCTCGAGGAGCTCGAGGCGGCCGGCTTTGTGCGGGTCAGGCGGGGCTACGACAAACACCGCGAGCGGCGCGCCGTGAATGAGATAACGCTCACCTGGGCGGGCGCCGTCGCCTACTGGCGCCGGGGCTCCAGCGTGCTCCTGACGCGGCAAGAGGCTATGACATTCGAGCGCCTGGGCGGGCAGCCTATCCGCCGGCGGCGCACCTGGCGCCCGCCGGTGAAAGAGGCTCGGGAAGTCGGCGAGCTCCTCGAGCGCGCGCTCGCGCGCCGGCCTCGAGCCCCTGGGCTATGTCACCTCGACGTAGCAGTAAAAGCCTCTTGTTCTGAAAGAGTAATAACAGGCGCGCGCGAAAGCCCCGCGGTACTCGCGGCGCGCGCGCGCCTCAAAAACCCACGCCGGAACGATTCGAGCTAGGCGAGGAGCTCGCCGGCGCCGGCGTTGAACGGCGCTCCCAGGAAAAAAGCGCAAGATTCGGGCCGGCCGAGGCCCAGGTTTTGACAGGCCGCGAGCTCGAGCGTAGGCTGCACATTCTCGAGCCGACCTTGGAAGGATCTTCAAGGCGTGCCGGCTCGAGGGCTCCGCGGGACACAAACAACGCTCGACTTCGGCGAGCTCGCGCCTGGCGCGCGCGCGGCCGAGGAGCTCGAGCGCGGCCGTTGCGACCTATGCGTGCACGGCTCGCCTGTGCACCTGGCCGACGTCGACGGCAATCCGCGGCCGCGCGCCGGCGTTTGGATCCGGTGCGCGCTCCGGGGTAACGCCTTCTATCACGCGCGCGCCTCGGCGTGCGTGCTCGAGCCCCCGCAATTCCGCCGGCGTGAACAAGGGCAAGCAACGCCGCGATGAACAAGGGCGCGCATTCAACCGCGACGGGCGGCCGCGCAAGGCGCCCGAGCGTAAGCCCTACGCGCGCGACGAGCTCGGGCGCGCGCTCCGCGCCGACGGCACGCTCGCTAACCTCGGGCCGCGCCACGGCGCGCGCCATCCGAATTTCGGCCGGCGATGGACTAACGCCGAGGGCCGCGGCATGAGACAGGGCGGAAAGCCTGGCCGGCAACGCGCAAAGACGATAAGCGAGCGGCTCCTCGAGGGCTTCGGCCGCGTGCTCACGGCCGAGCGCGCGGCTCAGATGGCGCGCAATGATCCGTTTCGCGCGGCCGACTTGGCCGTGCGGATTGAGCAAGCGCCAGTGCTCCGCGAGCTACAGGCGCCGCCTACGCAATATTGGCTTGATTTCGGCGCGCCGCCTATCGAGGGCGAATCGGTGCGCGTCGACGAGCCCGAGCGAGTCGAGCGCGCGCCGTGACGCCCGCATTCGAGAGCGACGCGCTCGAGCTCGTATTCGAGGCCTGGGAGTGCTATCGAGCCGGCCGCGAGCTCCCGCGGCAAATGCGCGAGGCGTATATCTACGGGCTCGTCGCCGGCCTATGGTTATCGAAGTGCCATCGGCCCGAGGAGCACACACAGGCCGAGCACGTCGAGGGGCTCGTGCGCCAGGCCTGGGCCTTCTATCGCAATGGCACGCCGCACTAAAGAGCCGAGCCTGGAGCTCAACGCGGCCGAGGCCTACGAGCGCGGCTACCGCGAGGGTTTCCGCCTGGGCTACTACCAAGGCGTGCGCCACGGCGCGAGCGAGCGCCTGACAGCAGAGCAACAAGCGCGGCGCGTGCAGCAAGAGCTCGAGGCCTCGCTCGAGGCGCGCGGCCGATGAGCTCGAGCTCGCAACGCTCGAGGATATATGCACCCTTTTCGACGGCGAGGGGGTATTTTCCAAGGGACTGCCGGCC